TGGCGGCAGAACCTAACCCATCCGTTGGCGTGGCCGGATCCACTGGCCAAGGCGATGCTGATCTCGTCCAGCAGATCCTGAACGCGGGTCGCGTCCCGCAGAAAGAGGTGAACTAAATGCCCGCTTCGTTCTCGAGCACTTCCTACACTCCCGATGGTCTCCTGGTTGGTGAAGATGTTGTCCTGAGTCGACAAATTACACTCATCAGTGGCCAAAACTGCGCCCGCGGTGCCGTGCTCGGCAAAATCACCGCCAGCGGAAAATATACGCTCAGCCTTTCGGCATCAAGCGATGGTTCGCAAACGCCTGACGTTGTTCTGGCGGAAGCTACCGACGCCAGCTCCGCCGACAAAGTGACCATGGCCTATTTCAATGGCGGGTTCGATGAGGCGAAGTTGACTCTCGGAACAGCCCACACTGCTGCATCGATCCGTGAAGGTCTCCGCGCCAAAGGGATCAATCTCATCACCGTGCAGACCACGTACTAAAGGAGACACACACCAAAATGCCCGATTTATTCACTACCAATGTGCTCACCGGCGTGGTCAACTCGCTACTGAGTGAGCCGGTCAACTTTCTCACCAATTCGTTCTTTCCTGGGACACAAACGGAGACGACGGAAGAGATCCATTTTGATGTCGCCAACGACACCTTTGCATTGGCGCCGTTTGTATCCCCGGTGGTCGAAGGCAAGGTGATGTCCGAAATCGGCTTCACAACCAAGACGTTCAAACCGGCTTACATCAAGCCCAAGCGGGCATTTGATGCCACCGGTGCGCTGAAGCGGTGGAAAGGTGAACGCTATGGGGGCAGTCTTTCTCCCGAGCAGCGCATGATGGCCAAGATCAACGAGCATCTCGAAATCGATCGCCGCTCAATTGACCGCCGCTTGGAATGGATGGCTTCTCAGATCCTCCAAGCGGGCTCGGTGACCATCAGTGGCGATTTGTATCAGACGACCAGCGTCAGCTTCAGTCGCGATGCCGCACTCACTATCACCCTTTCAGGTGGAAGCAAATGGGATCAATCCGGCGTGAATCCGCTCGATGATCTCCAGACCTGGAATGACATCATGATTCAAAAGAGCGGTTCCCCAATCATCGACGTTGTCATGGGCCTCAGCGCATGGAAGGTTTTCCGGTCCCACTCCGAAGTGAAGAGCCGGCTGGACCTTCAGCGCGCAATGACTCAAACGCCTTCGATGACACAGGATGCGGTTCGTCAGCGCGGCGGCGTTTATCGCGGCAGCGTGGACGGGTTCAATATCTGGACCTACTCGGAGTACTACAAAAATGACAGCGGAACCGTCACCGCGATGCTTCCCGCTGCTGGCGTGATCCTTGCCGGCGACATGATGGGCATGAAGGCGTTTGGTGCAATTCAGGACGAGGCGGCCGGATTCCAGCCCCTGCCCTATTTCACCAAATCCTGGATTGCCAACGATCCCCCGCGCCGTTTCATCATGACCCAAAGCGCACCCCTGCTGGTTCCCTATCGGGTGAACGCCAGCGGCTACGCCACGGTGGTGTAACACCATGAACCTCAAAACCATCCACCAAGTTGGAACCGGCGGGCAATTCCACCCGCCCGGTTCAATTATCACAGTCGATGACTCCGAGGCCTCCCGGTTGATCGAACTGGGCGCCGCGTCGGCAATCGAAGACGAAGCGGACACAAAAGCCAAATCGGAACCAGTCAATAAAACCGCCAAGGGGAGGGCGGGGTAAATGCCGTTTCCTCGACTAACGGAGCGCTCCGTTACCATCGCCAGCGGTCAAGCCTCCTCCGCTGTGGTTGACACCAAACAGGAGCCGCTCGTGGGTGTGTGTATGCCCGCAACATGGACAGACGCACACCTCGTTGTCGAGGACTCCCCCGACGGTATTTCATTCCAATCGATCTATTCCAGGGACTATGACCAGTTGCGCGTGAGGTGCCCTGCCGGCGGCAGTTACCCGGGCGCACACACCGTCTACTTCTCTCCGATTGAGATCGCCTGTTCCCGGTACGTCCGTGTCCGTTCAACAAATTCTGCCTCTAACGCTGATTTGAACCAGGGCGCGCTGCGCACTCTCACTCTTATCACCAAGGATGCCTGATCAGATTGCAGCAGCGGCCCCTGTCCTTGTCCAGGCACTCTTGGATAACCTCGGGACCGAAGGAATAACCTATTCCCCTGCAGCTGGCGGCTCTTACTCGGACCTGGTAGGGATCGTTTCCGATCCTCTTCCGCCAGAAGCGACTTTTCCGGGCGGAACCACAATCTTAAAGCTCGCCAAAGCTGACATTGCTCTCATTCCAGTCCAGGGCGATATTGTGACCATCGACTCCACAGACTACCGAATCGTGGACGTCAAGGAGCGCAAGATCGGTCTTTGGGTGCTCGCTCTCCGAAAAAAACCCTAAGTGCTCTCGCCAGAGACAATCCAAACGGCCTTGGTTTCCAAGCTCCGCGCTATTCCTGCGCTCGTTGCGCTAATGGCCAACGGGGACGCAACCAGGATCGCTGCCTACATTGACCAATATCCGGGCAAGGTGGACATCCTCGAGGCTATTAGGGCTATGGACGACGGCTCGCTGCTTGTCGTGTTCCAGGAGACCGCTCCGGGTACTCTCAGCAAGCGCGAAACATGGCGCCACCGGTTGTCGCTCTTCCTGAAACCGGTTGGCAAGATGAGCGACGCCTGGGTCCAGATTGTAAACGGCGTCCCAACCAATGGTGACGGGCTCAAGATGCTCTATACCGAGTCGTTGAATTCTGCTTTGCACCGGATGAACCCACCCGGCATCCGCCGCCAATTTCTCACGATTGACGCCGCCAATGGTGTCGTAATCGACTACTTCGAAATTTCTATCACCTTCGACGAAAAGGGAGATTAAGCCCAATGGCTGACATTCGTGAAATCAAAACTTTTATCGGCTACAAGAAACAGACGGGTCTCCAGACCGCCCTTGTGGCTGCCGATGGCTGGTCGTTGCGGCAAACGAACCGTACACCAGGTCAGCCGGAATTCCAAACCGAAGATGACAAAGACGATCTCGGCAAGGGTACCCCATTTGCGACGCAGGTCTTCAAAACCTCAGCGGGGGCAGGCTTTCCGTGGGAAGCGCGACTGACGTCTGAAAATGCGGCGATGCTCGCGGTGTTCGGGATCGGCCTGAACGCCAAAACCGCCGCCGATACCGGCTTCAAGTACGCCTGCAAGCCAAGTGTGCTGCTGACTGCCGCTCCCGACATGCCCGCAACTACCATCGTGCAAGCGATTCGGCAGGGTGGCTCGGATGTGTTCGACATCGGCTTGATCGGCATGTGCTGCGAAGAGTTCACGATCTCCCTGAACTCCGGGCCCGGACGCGACAATGCCACAATGCGGTCGCAATGGGTCGGGTGTGGCAAGTACGCCAATCCGTCCACGATCACCATACCAACGGTCACCACGGAGCACAGCTTACAGGCGGGCTCGGCAACCGCAATCACGATCAACGGTGTGAACTACCTGAGCAACGCGCGGTTCTTCAATTTCGAGTTCAACTACAAGAACAATATTCGCCTTGATGCCGGCTATTATCCCGGATCCGGGACGCAAAACGGGTTTAACCTCCGCGGTCGCATGTGGCGCGGCGATCCCGCCGTCACCGCAAAAATCACCGCCCTGTTCGAGAACGGATCGACCGAGTTGGACGATTTCATTGCTCAGACGGAGGGAACCGGACGTATTACGATCACCGGTGCGCTCTTGACTGGTTCGGTCACCCATTACAACCTCTTTGACCTCCAACTGCATCGCATCGTGACGAAAAACGTCCAAATCGGCGACCAGGACGGGCTCGTGTCCGTAAGCGCCGACCTCGCCTGCTTAGAGCACTCCTCGAATGGTGTTTTGCAGCTCGACGTGCAAACCCTTCAGGACTCTATCGGAACTGCCGCCTAAGCCGTGTTCCACATTAAAATCACAAAGCGGATATCCATATCACCCATTGGCATGTCCGCTTCGCAGATGTCCGCACTTGGCGATGCCACCGTGACCGCAATGAAAGCGCGGTGGGTGAAAGGGCTGGACGTTAAAGACCAGCCTGCCGCTCCACTGTCCAGGGGGTATGCCGCGCGCAAGCGCAGGCTTGGCGCCAAAGCGCAACCGGATTTACGGCTGACCGGACAACTGCAAGCCGCTCTCGGCGTTCGCCTGGCGGAAGCTGGCCGTTGTCGGATTGGTTTCGCCGACTCGCAATCGACCATCAAGGCCTACGTGAACCATCAACTTCGAAATCAGATTGGAATCTCGGACGGCGACGCGGCGCAAGTGAGGCCTTTGGCTGTTTCTTTCCTGATTGAAAACGTCCGCGCTTCTATCCAGTCCGTCGCTGCATAAAAGGAACTCCTGCCACCCATGTTCGACACCACCCAACCGCTCAAGACAAAAATTCCCATTGGCGGAAAGATGGAGGTTGTCAGCCTTCGTTTTCCGACCGATCAGGAATGGCTCGATTATCACCGCACCCGCCGCGTCATCGATCAAAACCTTGGCCGCGGGAAGTCGGAAACCAGCGTGGAGCGCGCCACCGACGCCGCCGCTACGCTTTTTCAAAAAATTAGCGACCAGCAGATTCCGCCCGCCGCGGCGGAGCTGGTCATCAACAAACTCGCCCGGGTCGAAACGGTGTCTGCTGTCTCGGAAGATGGCGGGTACCGGGTTGCGGTCGAATTCTTTGGCGGTCAGCAGGCCTCCCACTTGCTCCGCATGCCATCCGCCGAGCACCTGAAGAGATCGGACGCGGCAACGCGAGTCATCGGCGACGGCAAGCGCGCCGAATATCGGATCGACCTTTCGGCATTCGCGCAAATGTATCAAGAGTTGGTCATTTCCGCCGAAGGGTACAGCGGGCCAGTCCCACTCTTCCACAAGCAAACCGCGGTGGCCGGAGCGATCAAAGCAGTCCGCGACGAGATGGAGGATGATGGCGATTTTTTCTAAAAGCGCTTCCGGATCCGCCTACCCTGCGCTCTGTCATCCATATGGAATTGCGCAGCGAGGATGCCTGCCGTGGTGGACCGCGAAGCTGCCCGGAATCGGACGGCAGGGAGCGCTGCGAGGGGTGTTCCCGTATCTGGCTCGACAATGCGCGCCGGTCGCAAGCAGGCCTACTACTCCAGCGAGCACTTGATACCGACTTTGCCCTTTCGAAACACGTGAATCTCCGGATGTGCGAAATTCCAGCGGATGAATGGCTCGCAATGAAAGTCCTTGCCGATGAGCGCGATCGATACAACCGAGAACAAAAAATGAGGGGTCAATAACAGGTGGAACCGATGGAGTTTTCCATCGAAGCCGACGACCAGCCGGCAAACTCTGCGCTTGACCGCGTCCGCGCGAAGCTGACCAGCGTGGAGCGTACGGCAGTGGAGGGTTTTCGCCGTATGACCGGAGCGGCTGACGGCTTTGCTCGCGGCGTCGTCAAAGTAGCCGAGGCCACCGGTGCGGTTTTACTGGCCCGCCAAGCGTTCCGGGAAGTCGCCGAATCCTTTACCCTATCTGGGCGAGCGGCAAATCAGCAGAATGCCGCGATTGAGAAATCCATCGATCTGTACCGCGGACTGCGCCTCGCCGCGGCGGCCGCAACAGGGTCGACCACGGCACTATTTACGACTGGGGCAACCATCGGCGTCGGTGTGGCCGTAGAAGAGGCCATCCGGATCACCAAGCGCTACGGGGAATCGCTCGCCGAAGTGTCACTGAAGGCGGCAAAGACAAAGACGGACATTCAGAGTGCGTTTTCACTTGACCGCGCTGGCCGGATTCTGGGGCAAGATCTCTCGGCGTTAACCGGAAAGTTTGAAATCACGCAACTACGTTCTTATCTGGTCGAGGTGCGCGGCATTGCCGATCCGGTCGAGAAGGCGGCGCGCGCCTATTCGCTGTTTGGCGAGAATGCAGCACTGGCGCTGAGTTTGGCCGACAAGCCGACTGAGCGGGTGATCGACTCGGCGTTTGAACTATCAGCGGCGCTGGACGGGCAGACGCGAGCCTCAATTGAGCGTGCCCGGCAGACATTCGGCGGGTTTGGCGGAATCCTTGACAACGTGGCGCAATCGCTCCGGAATCTTCGCGAGCAGGCATCCCAAGCAATCACTGTTCGGGTTGCTGCAGTTGTCGATTTCATTGGGCGCGGGGGCATCGGGAAAGCGCTCGGCGGAGGGTTTGGCGAAGGTGCAAGCGGCGAAGGTGGATTTGGTGCGGGGTTCCAGAATCCAAACCCAAACATTGTTCCATCGCTCGCCCAGATCATCCAGGATGCCGCAAAGGCGGGCCTGCCGTCCTCTGCTCGCGACGTTAAAGGGGTCGCCCCAGATCCGGCGGCGCGGGCGTTGCAAGCCGAAGGGCGACGGGCAACCGCGGCGGTACGCGAATTTGAGGGAACCATTGATGGGATCAAGGATCGACTGAATAAGGTCCGCAAGTTCCGCGACGATCTGTTTGGCGGTATCGGCAGCGGCGTATTGGATGCCGGCGTGTTCGGGCCTCGCGCGCTTTCGGCGGAAAAAGAAGTGCGATCGCTCCAGGCGCAGATTGACGCAGCAGAAAAACTCAAACGCGCGAGAGAATCCATCAAGGGCGATCTGGAGTCGGCGCAAGAGAAGGAGCTGAAAGGCCTCGATCTCATCGAACTCAAGCGACAAAAGAGCCTGGCACTGGCTGGGTCCGATCTTGAGCTACGCCGGCAAGTGAACCAGACCGCGCAAATACTGATCGATCTCGAAACGAAGCAGTTAAACCAAAAGCTGCAAACGACTGGAATTGATCTCGGCCGCAAGGCGCGACAAGTCGACAATACCCGTTTCGCCCAAGAACAAATCCAAGAGATTGAGTTCAGCAATGCAACCGTGGAACTGCGCCAAAAAACGGCGACACGCGCGGCAGAAATCGAGCTGGATATTGCGCGGGACACTCGCGATCGGCAATTGCGACAACTCGAAATCGTGAGCGGCAAGGATCTTGGCGGGAAGCTGGCGCTGGAGCAAAAGCGCGCCGCCATTGAAGAGAAATTCTTGATGTCTACGTTTGCGCTGAAGGCTGATTTACTCGACCGCGAACTGAAGCTCGAGATCGCAAACATGGAAGCGATCGCATTTGCCAAAGGCGTATCCGAGGAACAGATTGCCGCCCGGCGCGATTCCCTTATCCAGCAAGCCGCCGAACGTGGCCGGCGGATTGAGCAATCCACGCAGGCCGAAGTGGACGCGGCCCGTGAGAACGCGGCCATCCGTTCGACGCAATTGGTTGTGGACGCACAGCAGCGCGCCTACGATGACCTGAAGCGGCGGGTAGAGGGTGCGTTTGACAGTCTACTCAGCCGCGGGAAAACGGTCGGCGAGAAAATGAAAGACCTTCTCACGCTGCCTTTGTTTTCTGCAATCAAGCAGATAGCGGCGCAGTTCACAACGGATCTGCTCGCGCCATTCATTGGACTCCAGCGCGGGGCAGGCGGCGGGGCGTCTCGAGTAGGCACTGGTGGCGGATTGCTGGCCGGGCTGCTCGGCATCGGGTCTGGCGGCGGAGGTTTTGGTGGGCTGATTTCTGGCGCTCCAGGTGGTACACCTGGCTTTGCTGGTCCCGTCGCTGGCCTGGGCGGCGCGTCCGGTGGTGGCGGTGGCGTTGGCGCCGGATCAATTGGCGCTTCACTGTCGGGCACGGCTTCGAGCCTGAAGGGTATCCTGTCCGGACTCGGCAATATCGGATTCGGCGCGAAGGGTGGCGACTTCGGCGGCGAGGTGGCAGGAAGTTTCAAGGGTGTCGGCGGCGTCAAGGGTGGCGCCATGCTGGCCGGCGGCGCAATCCTCGCATTCGACGGGCTTCGCCGGGGCGGGGCAATCGGACTTGCAGAGACGACAGCCGGCGGCGCATTGATCGGCGCCAAGTTCGGCGGACCATTGGGCGCGGCGATCGGGGCCGGTATCGGCGCGGTTGCTGGAACCATTCGCCTCTTCGTAAAGGGCGCTCAGGAGAAAATCGTTGAAAAAGTCCAGAGCGTCTACGGAATCAAGATCGACAAGTCATTTGCCCGCGATCCGCTCCTCGGGATCATCAAGCAAAGTTTCGGCGGAAACATCGACGTCGGTATCCGGTCGCCACAAGTGCGCGATCTGATCGAACTCTATGCAATGAGCACTGGCCAGAATCCGGGCGGGATCAACACGACTCGCCCCATCGCCTCCAATTTTTCACTGTCGGGCGGCGGGCTGACGCAGTTGCCGACTTTCCAGAACGGGCTCCAGGTTCCTCTCAACATCTCGGCTCCGTCGAGTTCCGCACCGGTGGTGATCCAGATGGATCCGGAGGCCACCACGGCATTTCTGCAAGGGCAGGCAATCGAAACCATTGGCAACAACCCGCGGGCGGTCCAAGCCGCATCGCTCGCCGCAAATCGACAGAACGCCTCTCGCCGTGAAAATCTCGGCCTGATGGTGAACCCGGGGTTGATCTGATGCCGGGATCTGTTGCGGCCGCCAGTGCTTCGGCTGTTCTGCCGCTTTTCATTTCCGTCTCTTTTGAGCACGCGCGTCAATGGGGAGTCGAGGACAACACCTATGTTTGTGGCGACTCGCAACGCCGCACGCTGACCACAACGAGTCGAAAAACATGGCGGCTGACAAAGCGACTGACGCCGGACCAATGGGACGATTTGCTGGCGTTTTGGATTGCCCGCAACGGTACCCTTGACCCCTTTTACTTTTACGACGGAACCGAAACCACACCGCGGTGGACTTGGGACGCAACGGGCGTTTCGACAACCGGCCGCTATACCGTCCGCTTCGGCAATACCCGCATGGTTGGGACTCTGAGCATTCCCCGCTCGGAGACCGAAATCGAACTGATCGAAATCGCCTAAATGTCCGATACCCTCGGCAATATCGCAGTACCGGATCCGGTAACCGGCTCGGCTTTCCCGCTCGTGTCGGAGTTCCAGCACGAAGTCGGGATCGACTACCAATCGGTCGTGCACACCTTCGGTTCGAGCAATCGAAAGATCGAACAGCGGTATCTGCTCGGAACCGGCGCCCGCGTGTTTACCGTCAACCGGTCGCTCATGAGCGAAACGGAACGCGACGCCTTGCGCGATCACTGGGAAGACGCCAAAGGCGGCTATAA